CTTAGTTGTAGAATGGTACATGATAAGAATTAGGTAGTTCTTAGTATATTCTAAACGCAGTCTGCCCTAATGTCTCTGGTTTTGCCAAATTAAATTGTTGCAGACAAAGATAACCAAAAGCGTCAAAAGCGTGATCAACACCTAAGTTTTTATTAGGTAAACCAGTATTTGGTGCGTATGTAAGAGTTCTTAATGCTTTTATTAATTCTTTACATCGAGGATGAATAAAAGTCCTTTGATCTCCATTAGCATCAAGTAAAGCAGTATTAACAGCAGTAATTTTGTCTCTTATCTTCCATGGACTTTTAGGACTCATAACAGTAAAACCACTTCTTCTCAAAATATTGTGATCTGTAACTCCTACCCCACTAGTTTTTCTTGCACTACCCGTTGGGTCAGGACAAGCAATAATTCTTCTATCTACCCCGTACCTTCTTACGACCTCTTCAGTAAAATCCCAAGTGGTAGCACCACCTGTTAGCATGATCTCATCAAACACATATAGGTTGTTGTCATGCTTAACAGCACAAATTCCTGCCATAGGGTCCACGTTAAAGTCTAAACCCAACAACAAAGGCAGCATATGTAGGTCTTGAACCTCTTTATCAATATTTTCATCACTAAAGCTAACAGCAACTAAACCAGTAAGATTTTCAAAACTAGCCTCAAATTCTTGTCTAAATGTCCTCGCATCTAATTGTGACCTTGCTGCTTCAACTTCCTCTTTTTTAACATTACCCCCTTCTATCGTAGTAAAACTCCATCTTTGCCAATCATCCCATTCCTGTTCACCACAAAAACACCACATATCATAAAACCAGCTTGCAGTGCCATCAGGAGTGCTAATAAACAAAGCCCAACCCTGTTTATCAGCTAAAGCAGGTCTTATTACCTCTGCCCATACATCTCGATCCATAAAGGCTGCTTCATCCAATACAACCCCTGCTAAACTTCTACCTCTCAATGCCATTGCATTTTCTGTACCTTTTAACTCAATAGTTGATCCATTTATTAATTCCAACCTTAAATCAGTTTCATTCTTACTCTGAATCCAAACCTTTGGTGTTAATCTCTTTAATTCTTTCCACGCAATATCCTTTGCCATCCGATAAGTAGGAGCACAATAGAAATAC